GACGTGGGTGATGTTGTTACGGTTTATGACGAAGTGGCGGGCGTAAACATAAAGGAACGCATTGTGCGGATAAAGCGCGTGGGATCGCGGCCACAGGACACGGAAGTAGAACTAGCAAACCCAGTTCCCGTGTTAGAAAACATATTGAGTGGCGGTGCTTATCCTGTATACGGCGGCGCGGGTGGTACTGGCGGCGGGTTTGGTGTTTTTTACTTTGAAAACTCAAGCGCTATACAAGTATCGGGTCCCACAAACGTTGTTTCTCTCGCAGTGGATAATCTTACATCGGCGCAAGCTATTATAGGCGCTTTAATTGTGGGCGAAGCCAGCACAACCGCCACAGTGGAGGTTTCGTTGACAGTGGGCGGTGTAGGCACCATACCTACTATCAAACAGGTCGTCACTCCGGGTTGGAACACAATCGCAATCCCTAAGTTTGTGGTAATGAATAGTGGGAACGTGGTTATAAAGTTTTCTATGAATATAAGCAGTGGCACTTTTTCTATCCCGGTTAAAAATGCGCAGGTATATATTCTCACACAAGGGGCTGGCGGTGGGAATTTTTTTATTGAATGGCCACACGCGGAGGCAGAAGATGTGGCACAAATTGGTGAAAACACAATTTCTGTTATCCCAGAAGGCAGTGCCGGTGTTATACAACCTGCTGGTGCAAATATGTTAGATAGTGTTACAATAGAAGAAAATACAATCAGCGTTGGCATTGAAGCTAGCGCAATACTTACAGAAGTGGAGGGCTAAACATGAAAAGCATTGTAAAAGATTATCTTACCGGGAAAGAATACGTGGAAATCAAACGCAAGCCAGATTTGCCTATAAAGGGCTGCGCAAGTGTATACTTGTACAATGCACGCACTGGTAGGCTTGAACTTGAAGCACACACACCGAATATTATTTATCCAGAAATATATGCGTGGTTAAGAAGCTACCAGTGGGATAAATTCTGTACTGGTGCTTACAATAAATCAATTTCTTATAGTGGTTATTGGGAGATGGATAACATATATTTATCTACCAGTTCCAGGCCAGAAGATGAAAGAGTTAATGTATTAAACTTCAATACTGCCTCAACAAGCGATGGAAACCCTGGCGTGCAAATTGGGTGGGCAAATAAAAGCACATATAGCGGAAGCGATACCATGCGCGGCACACCAAACACGGCAGAAAGCTATGCAACTAACAATAGAATTCACTGGGTATTTGATTGGCCTACCCACGCGGCGAATGGAACGTTTCAAACAATTATTTGGGGAAACAATTTTTTACCATATATAGATATTGTTTTAAATAAAGGAATTGAGATTAGTACATCAATGAGTACCGGCTTTGATTTAGCAACTGATGGTACCTTTTTATATACACTAACATATAATGGCATATTTTATAAAATATCAACTAGCGGCGATGTATTAAGTTCAATAGATACTGGAATTCGTTCATATGGACAAAGTTGCATTGGCATAACATTTATGGATCCATACTTTTATGCCATAGAATATAATGGAACATTGCATGAAATATCTACAAGCGGCGTTGTTTTAAATACATATAATACTGGGATTAATACAGAACCAAGCACAGGTTTTGGTTTGGCAAGTGACGGAACATATTTATATGCACTATCATATGAAAAAGTATTGTATAAAATATCTGCAGATGGTACGGTAATAAGTTCACATAATATTGTAGGAAGCATGGAACGGGGATATGATGGCGGATTTTCTTTAACATATGTTTCCCCGTACTTATATGTTTTAAGCCCGCGTTATTATTTATATAAAATATCTTTAACCGGAGAAATTATTGGTGTTGTCAATTGTCCTATATATGCGACTTATAACACTGTTGGAATAACATCTATTGGTGAATATTTATACGTACTTAATTATGACGGAAACTTTTACAAGTGGCACATTGCCGACCGCTACTTCGCCCGCACGCGCCTAGCCGCACCTGTCACAAAAACAAATCAGCAAACATTAAAAGTTCAGTACGATTTTATTTATGAGGAGTAGCACGATGCCCGGGGCCGAGATAGCACAATACGGGATCGCGATCTTCGCGGTAGCAATGATGGGATACGTTTTAGTGAAAATTTTCACGGCACAAAAAAATAGCGCAAATGAAAATGCAGAAATCATACAGGTAATACAAAATAATACGGCGGCAATGAAAGAGTTGGTGGCACTTATACATGAATTACAAGTAGAAATCGCCAAAGAACAAACAAAGCTTGATGAATTACTTGACACGGCGAGGAGGCGAAAAAATGCAAGATAAGTTCTCAAAGCGCGTGGTGCGATGGATTATTTTATTAAATGCGGCATTCGTGGTGGCGGTGCTTGCCTTGTTTTGGCATACAGGAACCGAGCCCGCAACCCTAATCGCGGCGTGGTTTGCCTTTACAACCGGCGAGTTATGGGCCCTCGCGGGCATAAAAAGGGAAGAAACACGGCACGGTGGGTGTGATAGCGATGACGATAAATAAGTATACTAGCCCAAATAAATGGGCAGGCCGCACCTTTTACGGCCGGACATGGATACCAGACGTAATTGTGTGTCACATCGCCGAGGGAACCTACCTTGGCACAATTGCATGGATGCAGAATCCAAAATCCCGCGTGTCAAGCCATTTTGTAGTAGCACAGGACGGACGCGTGGCACAAATGGTAGATCTCCGCGACACCGCGTGGTGTAATGGAACAAGCACAAACCCGGGCGATAGTACGTACTACGGCTATGCTACGGCCCGGCTTGTGAAGGAAAGAAAAACGAATGCGAATTATTTTACAATAAGTATTGAGAATGAAGGTTTTTATAGTAGGACACGAGGCGAGCTTACACCAGCGCAATTAGCCGCTGAGATTGAACTGATAGCTTTTATAATAGCAGAGGTTAAACGCATTTGGGGTGTTCAAATACCCGTGGACCGCGACCACATTATTGGGCACTATGAAGTAACTCCAAAAACAAAACCGCATTGCCCGGGCGAGCGGTTTCAATGGGACGCGGTTATATCTGGTGTTAAAAAGAAATTGGGAGGCGATAAAGTGTTTAATGATGTACCTAGCACGCACTGGGCGTATCAATACATTAAAAAGCTAAAAGAACTTGGCATTATAGCTGGCGACGGGGCTGGCAACTTTAACCCCGATAAGCCCGCCACCAAAGCCGAAGTGGCCACTATGATAGCTAAGTTGTATGATGTGCTGAAGGGAGGGAAATAACATGCACGATGCATTGTTACAATTATTGTTTGACATTATAGCCGTGCTTGTACCCGTGCTTGTTGGCTATTTAGTAGCATGGCTACAGAAGCGGCTTGGTACTGAAAAGGTACAACAGATAAAACAAGAACTGGAAACGAAGCAGGAGCTGGCGCGCATCGCAGTACAGTTCGTGCAACAGGCATACAAGGACCTCAGCGGCCCTGAAAAATATGAAAAGGCGGCCGAGTGGTTATCAAACATGGCTACACAGATGGGCCTACAACTTAGTACCGATGAAGTAAAGGCGCTGATTGAAGCGGCCCTGAAGCAGTTAAAAGCGGAACTTGGCGATGCATGGAATAATTTGTAAAAAACCGGGTATAATATGAATATGTAAGCAGGGTGCTTACCCTCCTTACCTCCTTTCTCTATAGGCGGGCTACAGCGGCCCGCCGTTTTTATTTCTTAAAACATACTTAACATTTTAATGGTTGAAATATGTTTACTAGTGGTATAATATAATCAGGCCAGAACGATGAGGCCGAATATAAAAACAGGAGGTAAGAAGCATGAAAAGCATTGTGGATCACGGGAAAACAAAAGAAGGTATGGAGTTTGTAGCAGTAATGGTGGTAGGGCCGGACACAGATAAATGCGCTGGTTGGTTAAAGTTGCGTGGGTTTAACATTGAATACGTTCCTGGCAAGGTTGTTCTAGCGGAGTTTACAGGCGATACAGAAAGGGTTCGGGAAGTAGAACAAGAACTTCTTAATCACGGCTTCGGATATTCCGATTAAAACACATGGGGGCGGCGCAGACCGCCCCCAGAAAGGAGGTAAAAACAATGAAAAATAAAATACGTGAGAAACGACAGGAGCGCGGCATGACACTTAGGGAGCTTGCGAAGGCCGCAGGTGTTTCAACCGCGTTTATTTCATTTGTGGAGCGCAATTTAAGAACGCCGCGGCTAGAGGTAGCACTTAAGATTGCCCGCGCGCTGGATTGCCAAGTAGAAGATCTGTTTGTTGATTAAGATATAATAAAAGGAGGTAAGGGCCATGATAAACATAGATGAAAAAGTAAATTGGTATGATTTTTATTCCCAGTATGTGCAAAAGTTAAAGCCGAGCGGCAATCAGGCCATTGGTTTATGCCCGTTTCATGACGACAAAGAACCTTCTTTTAGTGTTAACCTTGAACACGGAACGTGGTTCTGTTTTGCAGAGGGCGAAGGTGGTAATGCTGTTACGTTTATAGAACGGCTTCTGGGGGTGTCACGGCGTGAAGCATGGGACATTATTTTAAACTTTGCTGGTATACTGGACTCCAAAAAAGGCATAGCTTATACCGTAGAAGATTATTCTCGTGAAAAAAACCTACCACTGGATTTCTTGCGTTCCTTGAGTTTAAGTGACGACGGGCAACGCGTGCTTATTCCGTATCTTGACGAAGCAGAAAACGTAGTGGCAGTTCGCCGCAGGTATTTCCCAGCCGGTGAAAAAAGGTTTGACTGGAAAGAAGGCGCGCGGTTAATCCCGTATGGCGTATGGCTGTTAAAAAACTGGGGCCCAGAATACATTGTGTTAGTGGAAGGTGAAAGCGACGCACAAACCTTATGGCATCACAACATCGCGGCCCTTGGGATACCCGGTGCTAGCACGTTTAAAGCAGAGTGGCTGAAATATCTGGAAAAATTTCACAGAATATACGTGTATGTGGAGCCAGATTCGGGTGGCAGAACCTTTCTTAGAAAGATAGCAGAAGCGCGGCCTGAGCAAGAAATATATCAGTTGACACTTGAAGGTTATAAAGATGTATCTGAATTACAGGAAAAACACCCGGCCGGTTTTATGGACGTGTTTATGGACGCATTTAGGAACGCGCGGCCCGTAAACATTGACGCGGCCATAAACGAACCTGATATAAGTTTTGAAGGGTGTCCCGTGCAGTTGCGGTGTCCCGAGGGCTATACAGTTACACTAGATGGCATCTTTAAAGATGAAAAACTTATTTGCCGGAATCCCATTCTTATTTCGCGCCGCATTATAACAGAACAAGAAGAAAAGCTGGAAATAACATGGTACGATGACAACCAATGGAAAACCGCGATTGTATCTAGGAACGATATATTTGAAGCGCGCAACATAACAAGCACTTTAGCCCCACTTCATATAGGAATATCATCGCGCACCGCGGGCCTTGTGATGGATTGGCTGCTAGAACTTGAAAATGTTAATGTGAAAATATTCACAAAGGCGCAAGCAGTGGATCAGCTAGGGTGGCACGGGCGGAATTTTATACCAGGCGCGCAGGGCGACCTGTTACTTGATCTTGACCCAGGAAGCGCAGTCGTGGCAAGTGCGGCGTATATTGAAGAAGGAAGTTTAATCCAGTGGCGGGACATTGTAGCACCACATAGAAAAAACCCTATTTTTAGATTTATCCTTGCTTCAAGCTTCGCGGCGCCACTATTAAAGCCGCTTGGCCGCCGGATCTTTATTGTTCACAACTGGGGCCCTAGCCGCGCTGGTAAAACCGCAACGTTGAAAGCGGCATTAAGTGTATGGGGCGACCCAGAAGGCCTGATAACCACTTTTAATAGCACACTTGTCGGC